ACGACAGGGGGGATGCTTATAAGGGTGCTTCAACTGATGCCCTTACCAAGTGTGCATCCTACCTTGGGGTTGCCGGTGAGATTTTCAGGGATGGAAAACCTGCGGAGATGGTTGTCAGCGAGGACGACGAGAAGGAAATTAAGGCATCATTCAGGAAGCGTTTCTTGGCGAACAAGGGACTGACACTGCCACTGCTCAATGGATGGTTGAGGGACAAGAAACTGGTCGAGGAGAAGCAGGTTTATACATCGCTGAAGATCGAGCAGATAAGGGATTTTGATAAGAATTGGGATGCATTTATAAGGAACGTAAAGAGATGCACACTTGGTCACAATGGAACACCATCAGACGAGACCCCCAAGTAGCGGGACAGCACAATTTCTTTGTGGATCGTATCGTCCTGAAGGCAGGGGCAGTGCGGCAACCGAGAAGGGACTTGGGCAGCATGAATGGCTTGAGGACAAGCTTAACAACAAGCCGGTTCGTAAGGAGGTTCCAGAGGACGAGCAAGCCAATGTCAAGTGGGCATACGAGTATGTTCTGGACAACTTCGATATTCCAAAGCTTCAGGTTGAGTCGAAGGTCACGATTCTGGACGATGAATACAACGAGTTGAGCTTTGGAACCCGTGACCTTTGGGATGGCAGAAACCTTGGCGATTTCAAGAGTGGTCAGCAACATGATTATAGGGCGCAGATGGCATACTATGTCCTTGGAACCTGCCAGAGGGAGGGTGTTACCAGTGTCAAGGTGCATGAGATTTACACCAAGTTCTTTTGGGCAAAGGTTTATGAGATGACCAAGGAGGAGGCGCAGCAGGTGGTTGATGCCATCACGGAAAACATCGAAAAGGATGTTCCGAAACCAAATGAATATTGTTCATGGTGTGTCAAGAGAATTGAATGCCCAGCGTTCACCACGGCACTTGTTGAGGTTGCAAATGATATTGAACCGTCGAGCGGTTTTGCCCTTGAGAACCTCGACACGCCGGAATCGGTGAACCGTGCAATGGTTTTTGCCAAGCGAATAAGGAAATGGTGCGACGGGGTTGAGGGGATAGCCAAGGACATGCTGAAGGACGGGGAAAAGCTGAATAATTTTGAATATAAGTCGCGCAAGGGTGCGAACTACATTGCCGACATCCCAAAGGCGTTTGAGATTCTGGGATTGACGCAGGATGAATTTCTTAAAGCTTGCAACGTAAGCAACACTTCGTTGGTTGCATTGTATGCCAAGAAAAATGACATGAAACCGGCAGATGCAAAGCGGGAGCTTGCTAGGAAACTGCTGGAAGTTACAAAGACAAAACCTGACATAAAAATACTAAAAGAATGCCAAGCATAACATTCACGGACGAAGCTCCACGGAGCGATACGGCAACACTGCCGCAAACCCTTGAAAAGGGTGAATACGAATTGAGGATCAAGGATTATGAGTTCCGCACCAGTAAAGCGGGGAACGAGATAATCAACCTCATGTTTGAGGAGAAGGAGAGCAAGAAATACATCTGGGATAATCTGGTTTTCACGCCAAAGGCGCAATGGAAGATCAAGCAGTTTCTTGGTGCAATTGAGAAGGAAGTGGGGAAATCCGCTAATATGGATGAAAGCTTTATGAATGACATCGTGGGTGAGCATCTATGGGTTGAAGTGGGTACAGATAGCTATGGAGGCAAGACGAAGAACACCATTGAAAAGTACCTTTCCGGCAAGGCAAGGTCGAAGAGACAGGTGATCGACGACGAGGATGTGCCATCATGGGACAAGAACTGAACATTGAATCAATAGCAAAAGAACTCGACCTCCAGACAGAAATGGGGGTCGAGTTTCTTCGGCTTGTCATCGACAATGTGAAGTTGTTTGACAGTAAGCAGGTTGACTACGGGAGCGAGAACGTGTCGCTCAATGGAGAGTTGGGTGTAATGGTGAGATGCACCGACAAGATCAGCAGGATGCGGAACATTCTCCGAAAGAAGCTTAAAGGCGACACGGCAGTCAACCATGAATCCCTTGAAGACACCTATCGAGACTTGGCTAATTACGGTGTGATTGGCTTGATGGTGAACAAGGGAATATGGAAATAGATGAGAGAACGCAACAGGCAATGTTTTACAAGGATTTGGAGTCCTTGATTCAGCGTTACTATGATGAGTTTGACATGTCCTACGAGAGTATCTTGGGTATTCTTGTAAGACGATTGGTGGTTACAGTTCTTGAGGATATAGCAGAGGAGGAAGGAGAAGATGACGAAAAGTTTACCGAAGACGACGATTGACTACCTTGAGGCGGGAGCGCCCAAGGGGTTGAGGAACTACACCCTGTTCAATGCTGCATGTCAGTTCAGGGACCACAGTTACAGTTATGATGAGGCGAGTGACCAGCTTGTTGGCAGGGCGCTAAAGGACGGTCTCACCGAGGGTGAGGCAGACCGCACAATACGATCAGCTTATGCAAAGAAACAGAGGGAGGAATCAGTGTCGGCAATAGCAACGGTGCATACAAAGGTAACCGTTCATCGCCCAAGGAAAAGTTTGCCAAACGGGATACCGGATGCGGTGACAACCATTTTCAAGAAGTGCTTTAAGGAGGGTGAGGGAGTCAGGATTGCATTGCCAAGGGAAACCGGGATCAGCAGGGGAGCTTGCAAGCCGGTTGATGAGTGGCTGGACATGTATGAACAGTCCGGGGAGTCGATGTTTGGAAGCCGGGGCGCTTATATTTGTGTGAACCCGTTGGAGATAGGGGGGATTGCTGACAAGGATGTGATTGATTATCGGCACTGTCTTGTTGAGTTCGATGATGGATCACTGGAGGAACAGTATGCGATATTGAGGGAAAGCGGATTGCCGTTGTCGGCATTGATTTATTCAGGAGGCAAATCCATGCACGGATGGGTGCGCGTGGGTGCGAAGGATCGACAGTCATTCGATGAGAGGGTGAAGGAGATTTACAAGTCGATGGAGAGATACCGCATCGACGGTCAGAACAAGAATCCAAGCAGGTTAAGCAGATTACCTGGGGTACGCAGGGGAGGTCAAAGGCAGGAGTTGCTGGGGGTTGATCTAGGGGTTGGTTCCTATGATGAATGGATAGCCAAGGAGAAGTCGAAGCGGTTTGGAAGTGTGCTTCGGTTCACTCCAAACATGAAACCGAAGAAGGATGACGGAACAAACCTCGTTGGCAAACGCTGGTTGTGCCGGGGGTATGTTTCCTTGTTCACGGGTGCATCGCATATCGGCAAGAGTGTCTTGTTGCAGCAGATGGCAATGTGCTGGGCAATTGGCAGGGATTTTTGTGGTCTAAAGCCATCAGGTAAACTCAAGATTGTCATGGTCAATGGTGAGAATGACGATGAGCAACTGGTTGAGAACTTCAGGGGAATATCCAAGCACATGAAGCTTCGCAAGCGGCATTATGATTTGCTTTCGGAGAACCTTTTAACAATAACAAACCACGACAAGGTGGGGTCGGCGTTTCTTGAGGTTGTCGAGGAAATGCTTGATGACATTAAGCCGGATATACTAATTATAGATCCGTTGCTGCATTATATTAATGCCAACATCAATGACCAGAAGGTTGTCGGGGGTTTTCTTCGGCATGGTCTGGGTGAACTGGCAAAGCGACATGAGTGTGCAATTATGATTAGTCATCACAATGGCAAGCCAAGCTTGGATTCCCATGCGAGAAGTCACTGGTCCCATACGGACATGAGTTATCTTGCAGCGGGGACGAGTGAGCTTGTCAATTTTCCAAGGACCGTGAGTGTCCTTGTGAGGGAGGATGATACAAACAATTTTCAGTTGGTGTTTTCAAAGAGGGGGAATAACACAGGGATAGGTGAATCGTTGCAGTTGAGGCATTCCAGCGACGGCACGATTTACTGGGACAAGGTTGTCGAAGTACAAGCAGACACCACACCCGTATCTTCCGATAATACCTGATGACAGGATTGAAGGTCTCGCAAAGGAACGGGGCATTGATTTTGTTGTTGAGTTAATCGAGAAGAGGGAGAACGCAATAAAGCTGGGGGACATTGATCCCCTGCGGTGCGGATTTGAACTCGATTGCTGGAGGGATGCGCGGCGACTTTTGGCAGATGCAGATGAGCTTCTCATTCTGGGGGGCAACCGAAGCGGAAAGACTGAATTTGCATGCAAGGTTGCAGTCGAGACCCTGTGCAACATCGAGAATGCCGTTGTCTGGTGTTTTCATTCCTCATTGGCGACATCCATTGAGCTTCAGCAACCAATCATAAGGAAATACCTGCCTCCTGAGTGGCGAGACCTTGGGAAGAAGGGGAGCAAGGTCAACGTCAACTGGACGGACAAGGGGGGATTTACCGAGCAGTGCTTTGTTTTGCCAAACGGTTCCCGTTGTCGGTTTCTTAATTACACACAGAACATCACTGTCCTTGAGGGTGGTGAATGTGACATGATCCTTTGTGATGAGCTTGTTCCTCTTGATTGGGTGGAGACGCTTCGGTTCCGAATTGTAACCAGATCGGGAAAGCTCATTATTTCATTTACGCCGGTCAGGGGATACAGTGCAACGGTCAAGGATTACGTTGCCGGGGCGCGGGTGATTCAGGATGAACCTGCGGAACTGTTGAACCCGGACACGGTTCACGTTCAGGGGTGTCGCCCCGGACACATGCCTTACATTCTTCAACCATTCAGGAAGAGTTCACGGGCAATTTGTTTTCATAGTCACTACAACCCGTTTGGAGGGTATAAACAGATAGTCAAGATGCTTGAGGGCAAACCCTCGACGGACATCAAGATTCGCGCATACGGATGGGCGGAAAAACTGGAGGGCAATGTCTTTAACAAGTTTGACGACAGGGTGCATGTGGTTCCTCCAGACAAGATACCGGACAAGGGGACTCGATATGTCAGTTGTGATCCTGCGGGTAACAAGAACTGGTTTATCAAGTGGTACATCATAGACGACATGGGAAGGGTGTTCCTGTATCGGGAATTCCCAGATCGACAGAACTATGGGGAATGGGCGTTGCCAAGTGAAAAGCCGGACGGGAAACCGGGACCGGCGCAGACCCTTGACATGGGTAAGTCGATTGTTTCCTACAAGAAAATCATCTTGGAACTTGAGGGTTGGAAATACGATGAGGAAACGAATAGCTGGGATGATTCAAAGAAGGAAAAGATTTATGAGAGACTGATTGATCCGCGCATGGGTGGTGCTGCGGTCCCAAGTGCAGATGAAGGGACAAGCATTATTTCACTGCTGGAGGATGAGCAAAGAGACAACAAGGGAAACGTCACAGGACCAAGCTTGGTTTTCATTCCTGCACCTGGGGGTCACATTGATGAGGGGTTGCAGTTGATAAATGATTATCTTGATTATGATGAGAGCAGTCCGGTGGACGCACTCAACTGTCCCCGCTTTTATATCTCCGAGGAGTGCGAACAAACAATTTACGCTATGCAGGAATACACCGGAAGAGACGGTCTTAAAGGTGCGCTGAAGGATGTTGTTGATTGCGACAGGTATCTTTTCAAGGCAGGTGTCCTTTCCTTGAATGGTGACCTCTTGACGGCAACGGGAGGAGATGAGTATGCGGGTTAATTTTAATGATTTACCCCTGACCCTTCGGACCCATGAGGTCTGTAAGGTAACAGGAATGAACAGGAAGCTCATAATTGATCTTGCCGACATGGGAATCCTTGAGTTGATAGATGTGGACAAGCGGCAAAGAAGGTTTCTGCGGGAGTCAGTGCGGCGACTGATGAAGCTTGGTCCTGAAGGTGTAGTTTTGGAGATATAATGGAAAAGCAAATACAAGACATTGCGAACGAGTTCCATGAGATAGTTCGCAGGGGCAACGAATATTTTGACAGGACACGGTTGAACTGGGAGACCAGATTCAATGTGTGGTCGGGGCAGAGTGATGATGGGCGAAAGTGGAAGTCAAAGCTGGGGAGGAGTCCGGTTCCGTTTGACGGGGCATCCGATTCACGACCCCCGGTAATTGACACCTACATCAATGAGGACATCGACATGCTGATGACCTCGCTTCGGTCATCGCAGTTATCCGCTTTCCCAACGGAGAGCAACGATGCTGAACAGGCAAACCTTGTAACCAACCTGCTTCGTTACCAGATACACAACCAAATGAAGGAGTTTTATGACGAAGCCGAGCTTGCAGCAAACTACATGCTTGAGAACGGAATCGGGGTTGTGGGTGTGTTCTGGGATGTGGAGGAACAGAGGACGATTGCCGATATTGACATGGAGGCAATAGGACAGCTTGCACAGGCAAGTGAAAACCTGTCGATGTTTCCAGAGATGATCCTGAACCCGGAACGGGAGGACGAGGCAATTGCGCTTGGCTTGTTGCTTTTACCTGAAGTGAAGCAATCCAAGATGCGGAAGATGATTCGGGAGCTTCGCGAAACCGGGGCGACCACTTATCCGGTCAAGATGACGGTAAAGAATCATCCAACAGTGGTTGCGCTTCGGTTGGGTGAGGATTTCTTTGTTCCGCTTGACACCACTGAGCTTCAGGATGCGAGAAGGTGCTATTACAAGGAGTTCATCACAAGGGAAGCGTTGTATGATGGAATCGAGAGCAAGGGATGGGACAGGAAGTGGGTTGAAGCGATTGTGGAGAACACCAAGGGTAAAACCATCACGGTGGATCGTTCGGCAATGGCAACCCGAAGCAATGCTTCCCGCAGGGACATTGTTTTCGATACCAAGGAGATTTACGAGATTGTCCATTGCTATGAGCGCAAGCTTGATGATGAGGATGTGCCGGGAATCCATTACACCTGTTTTTCGCCACACCTGCCATCAGACAGCAGGGGCAGGGATATTTTCGCGGTTAGCGAACTGATGAATTACGATCATTGCCAATATCCCTTTATCATGTTCAGGAGGGAATGGCTGAGTCGCAGGGTGGATGATTCCCGTGGCTACGGTGAGATCGGGTTTACATGGCAGAAGCAGATCAAGAACGAGTGGGATGCACGGGTTGACCGGAACTCACTGGCAACAATGCCGCCGCTTCACCATCCTCCCGGTCGTCCACCAACGAAGTGGGGTCCGGGGACACTGGTCCCAAGGGTCAGGTCGGATGATTATCAATATGCCGATGTTCCAGCATACAATGCCGGGAGCAAGGAGATCGAGGAGAGCATTAGGGAAACCTGTGACAGGTACTTCGGCAGGATGACGGGACAGGAGAATCAAGCGTATGCCATGATGCGGCAACAGCACATGGTTGGTAAGTGGCTCAACAACTGGAGGAAGGTGATGGAGCAGGTGCTTGCCCTGACGCAGCAGTTCGCCTCAGAGGAGTTTTTCTTCCGTGTTGTGGGTTCAGCCAAGGCGCAGATGTTAAGTGCCGGGAGAGACGATATTCAGGGGCAATTTGACATACAGTTGAATTTTGCCGTGGCTAATTTGGATCAAGAGTTAATGCAGCGGAAGCTGGAGTTGCTCAAGGTTGCCGTGGGTGAGTTTGACACGCAGGGAGTGGTGGATCGTGCGGAACTCATGCAGGTAGTGTTCAGCTTCATTGATCCTGTCCTTGGAGAGAGGTTGCTGATGCCAACGGAAACTGCGGCTCAGAAGGAGATTGATGATGAGAAGAATGTGTTTGCAAGGATGTCGGCGGGAATAGACGAGGATGTCAGGGAGGGGCAGAGTCACGAAATGCGCCTTCAGGTTTTGCAGAACATTTTACAGAGCAGTCAAGGCGCACAGCAACGCTACCAGCAGGACGAGGAGTTCAAGGGTCGCGTTGACAAGCGGATGCAACAGTTGCAATTCCAATTGCAGCAAAAAGAGAATGCAATCATTGGAAGATTGGGAGCATGACGGAAAACGATTTAAAGACTCTCATTACTGATCCAAGGTTTGAGGCAATGCGTGACCTTCTTGATGAAGTCAGGGAGGAACTAATTTCACATGTTAGTCATCAGGGAACAGCACAGGACCACGGAACAATTGCCCATAGTGCCGGTGGTATAGATTGCATCAACCAGATAAAGGGAAGGTTGCAAGCAATTGCAGACACAGTTGATAATGAATAAATATAAACTTTTATAGTGCGGCAGGGGGTTACTCGCCCCTAGTCGTCTACCGCACACCTCCCACCTCATCGAAACCCGTGTAGTTATTGCTGCACGGGTTTTCTTTTGTTCCCTAAAAACAATCGGAAATTAATCACCTACTTGCAGGTTTAACAGCATGGTAACAGAAACAGACGGGGCAGCAGACCCCGAAATAACTGCGGAAATGGGTCTGAACGACCTCAAAAGGTTCTTTGAAAACAACAGGGTTGGAAATAATGACGGCGAGAGTGCCAATGGCGAACCCTCTCCCAACGTTGAGAACCCTGTAGAGGAGACTGAAGAACTTCAACCGGAAGAGACAGAATTAGGTGTCGAGGACATCGAGGAGGTCTCGGAAGTTGAGGAAGATTCTGTCGTTGACGAGTCTGATGAAGCTGAACCCAATGAGGTTGAGCAGGAGGACGATGGCGAGGAGGACTATGGTGTCCCTCAAAATCTCCAGAAGAAGATCAATAAAAGGATTGGTAAGTTAACGGCGCGAGCCAAGGAAGCTGAAGAACAGGTCACATTGCAATCTGAGAGGATTGCAGAACTTGAGCAGCAACTTGAAAGCGCAAACCCGGACCAACAACCCATTCAGATTGGGGACAATCCTTTGTCAAAGGTCAAGACGCTGGGGGAACTAAAGGAACATAAGTCCAAGCTCATTCGCTGGAAGAAGTGGTTAAGGGAGAACCATGACGGTTTTACCACCACCGAGAATGGCGAGGAACGCGAGTATGCCGAAAGCGATGTAAGACGAATGATGTCTGACATTGAGTACGAACTGGAGGAACACGTTCCTTCAAGGGAGGAATACCTGCGGGAAGAGGGCAAAATTCGTCGTGCAGTCGAGGATGTCTTTCCGTACTGGAAGGATAAGTCGAGTCCGATGTACCAAAAGGCAATGTCGCTTGTGAGGGAAGCACCTGAATTAAGGGTGCGACCTAATTGGCAAGCGAATGTGAGCATCTATATGCTTGGCTTGAATGAATACAACCGGATGTTGACCGAAGGCAGGAAGAAACCTGCAAAGAAGGTCACACCGACGCGAACGGCTACTCGCCCGAAAGCTCAACCCAAACCTGTGAGAAACCCAGGTGGGATGAAGTTGGAGGATGCTTCAAAGGAGTTAATCAACAGTGGATCGCGAGGTTCCCTCACCAATTGGTTCGCCGCCAATAGAGAAAATAGGAGATAAGAAAATGCCAGAGGCAGATACTTATACATTATACAATACCTCCAGTACTGGTCCTTCAAAAGCCAATCGTGAGGAACTTGCTGATTTTATCAGCATCATAGAACCGGAAGTTACCCCTGTTACCAGTGCTATTTCCAAGGGTTCTACAAAGTCCGTTTTTACGGAGTGGTTATGTGAAGACCTGTCACCTGCCAAAGTTGATTCAACTGTGGAAGGTCACGACAGTTCTTCATGGTTCAATAAAGCCGAAAATCGTGCGCGATTGGGCAATTACATCAACATCAGCAAACGTGAGTTTGGTGTGTCTGATATTCAGGAGTTGGTCGATCAAGCCGGACTTGATTCTGAAATTGACCATGCAAAATCCAAAGCGGTTCGCGAATTAAAGCGCGACATCGAAGCGGTTGTTTGCAGTACGCAGGATCGTGGAGCAACTACGGGAACCTATAAGTCGCGTGGTTTGTTTAATTGGATTGATTCAGGAGGTCCATCTGATGTTCCGTCCATGTATCGTGCTGCTTCCGGTTCCATTTCTGATGGTGCTGCTGGTGGTTCAAACGACATGACCGAGGCGCAGTTGAATGCTGTTCTTCAGTCCCTTTTCACCGATTGTGGAGAGAAAAAGACATACATGGGAGTCATGTCACCAACGGTTATCGACATCATTGATAACTTCACTCGCGTTGATACGGCAACCAGAGGTCGTTACCATGTTAATGAACCTTCTGGTAGCAAGACGATTAACATGGAGGTCAAGACCTTCAATTCGTCGTTCGGTGTCATCAACATGATTCCGAGTGTGTTCCTTGGTGGAAGCACTAGTGGTGAAGAAGTTTCTGATGGTGTAGATACGCTTGCATTCACTAATGATGATGATGCAGGTCTTATCTTGGACACTGACCTCTTGGAGTTGAAGTTCCTTGATCCGATGCACACGGAGTCATTTGAGGATCGTGGTGGTGGTCCCCGTGGACATGCCAAAGCGGTTTATACGCTTGTGGTGAAAAACCCGAAGGCAAACGGCAAAATCTTGGATGCCGATGGTCACGGTTCATAATGGCGCAGGTATTCATACCTAAATTCAGCAACCTTGCTCCAAGCAAGCAGAAATCGTTTGAACGCGAACTGCGCTTGGGCGGGGTTCTTAATCGCAAGCTTCAGCGGGAGAGGGGTGAAACCTTCTCCCGCCTGAAGCATACTGCTTCTAGGCATCGCGACTATCAGCGCAAGCCGGGAAGTGAATTTGAACTGATGTCGGTTGTTGACGCTAGGACTTGGTTTCGGTGGCAGCAGGTTGATCCTCATTTCTGGAGTGACAAGAAGAACATTGAGAAGTTCACCAAGGACAACCCGATAGCTGCCCCTTGGAAACATGCGTAAAGTCAGATATAGCGACCTGCTGAAAAGGTCGGCAGAAAGGGCGCAGAGGAACTACTCGGAATTGAGTTCCGATGATGCCGAGTTCATTGAAGCGTTTATAGATTCAAGGTTCAGGGAAATAAGTGAAAAGACTGAATGGACGGACCTCATGCGTATCGAGAAGAGGACGTTCAGGCAACCTTGGGCGGCAGGTTCTCATGCGGCAGGAACAGAACTTTATGACCGCAATGCCGACAGGTATGTGGTTGCACTAAAGACAACAAGTAATGCTCCATCAGATTCAGATGAAGTCATCCACGATGATTGGGGCGAATTGGGAACCTCCTACTCGGACGGCAAGTATGATTCAACAAAGGATTATGCCGTAGGGGACAAGGTTTATTATTATGTGGATGATAAATACTACCAGATGCACACAGACGCATCTGCGGGGACTGTGCCAACCAATGCAAGTCACTGGGGCGAGCTTCCCTTGTTTGATAAATATATTGCATTGGAGCAAAGCTGGGAGTCCACAAAGATAGGAACACCAACCTTTGTGTGGAACAAGAATCGAAAGCTCGATTCAACAGCAACAAATTTAGAGTTCTTCCTGAGTCACAACGGGATTCAATGCCCAGGTAATGTGACAAAAGTGTGGTTGGAGTTCAGGACCAAAGTCCCCGATACCATTCACACGACCTACTATGATGCCAGCACAACCTATTACACCGGGGATGTGGTTAGGTATAGGTCCGTGTCGGATAATAGTGTGTTTGATTTGTACACTGCGGTTGCAAATGGCTTTTCAGGAACAGCACCAACTGTGGGTGGAGATAACGCTAATTGGGAACTTGTGGCTATACCGCACATATTCAGGGATTACATCGTGCATGGTGCTGCGGCAGACTTGCTTAAACATGACGAGAAACAGGAGATCGGGGTAATAGAGGAACAACAAGCGCAAGCGGCAATGCTAGATCAGCTTGATGTTCAGGAAAGACAATCACAACAAAATGAATTTTTTAACGTAAGGACATATTCACATGCCAACAATTAAGACATCACAAACAAAAATAGACTCGGATACCGTTAACAGTGTTTCGACATCAGCGTCTCAGGTGCTTACTGCGGATCGGGACAGACGTTCCTTGTCGATCCAGAATGTCGGAACATCAAAAGTGTATGTTCGCTTTGGTGCTGCACCTGCGATGAGTGGGACGAAATTGTTTTCTTATATTTTAAGTCCTGCAAGTGCTTCAGAGGAGGGAGATGGAGGGGTTTTGACAGTAGATAACTGTGGGAGTTCTGTGTGGGTTGCTACGGCAAGCGGAACATCTACGGTTATTGTAACCAGTTTTGTAGGTTAAAATGAGCGGAAGAGTTTCATCATTTAGCAGGGGAGGATCAACCACAACCATTGTTGGTGAGATCACCAGAGAACTCGTTAATGCGTCAGATGGGCAAGGTCTGCACTTCGACGGTGCTGCTGGTCTCATCGACATTGCATCGCCGCCCGACTTGGGAACGAAGTTTAGTTTCGAGTTCATCGTTCAAGTGGATGAATGGCCCGGTGGGACATACGCTTATTTGGCAGACTTTTCCAACGGTGGCAGATTTTTATTTGGAACCAGCACGGGAGATGTTGCAGATAATTTAGCAATTCATTCTGTAAGCGCATGGTCTAGCTTTGGAGTGAAGGTATTAGACGACCTAAAGGTTCACCACCTAGTGATGACGGTGGACGGAACTGCGGCGACACTTTACGACAACGGAAACCAAGTTGGCACGGCAACAATTACCTCGCCAAATATTGATTCGTGTTCTGATGCAGTTATTGGTTCGTCTGGCGGTGGGCAGTATGTCAACGGCACGATGTATCGTGTGCGATTCTGGAACAAAGCACTAACCGCCGCCGAGGTCACGGATACCTACGAGAACGCGACTGTAAATTTTGCCGACCAATGGGGGAGTCAGACGGAAAAAATCACGAATGCCGTAGACCGTAATTTTACTGGTGGCAGTAGCAACTGGGTTAATTCGGGATGTGATTCATTCGATGACACTAACGATTTGTCTATAACCACATCTTCAACAGCCGATTTTGCTTACCTCCCTAACGCATTTTGGACAAAAGCTGCCGGTAAACGATTTCGGTTGCAGTTTGACGCAAGTGCGATGTCGGGCGATAGCTATAAAGTCGCTATTGGGGCTAGCAACCAAATAATTGTTGCCGCTGTCGTAAGCGGCTCAAATGTCGCTGATTTTATTTATGACGGCAGCGGTAACGGTAATTTGTTTATCGCGCCGTTAACCAGCAACTCAAGCGGAATTACTTTAGATAATTTCTCAATTGTCGAAATCGGAGTTGTCGCTGATTATGATTTAGCTTTCGCCAACCCAACTCAATCGCTGACGGTGCAAGACCGCGCTGGAGCAGCAGACGGAACTGCTTCAGCTAGTGGCGTCACGCAGGTCACGCCGATTGAGCAGTTGAATACGAAGTCTTTACGCATAGGCACGACAGCGGCGACACCTGCTGATGGTGAGATTAAGTGCGGAAAAATCACAAGCGTTGGAGACAGCACGTTCGCAGGTGGTGGCGAATTATTTTTAGGCCGACAAGGAGCGAATGAGGCCAGCGTTATGGGTAATGCTGGGTCAAAGCTCTTGCTGGGGTCAGATGGTAATTCTGGTAAATTAACAATCGACACGGATGGCAACGTGGGAATTGGCGTGACGCCAGAAACCGATTGGGACAGCGCACATTCCGCATTACAAATCGGGCTAACTGGTTCGATTGTCAGCGGAACAGATACAAGTGGCTGGACGCAAGTTATGAAAAACGCCCGTTATGTTGGCGGCGGGGCTTATAAGTACATCACTACCGACGAGGCGTCCTCTTATCAGCAGAAAAATGATGGCTCACACGTTTTTGCAGTCGCCGCTTCTGGAACAGCAGACGCAGCGATAACTTGGACAGACGCGATGACCATCGACTCGTCTGGACACGTGTCAATAAACGACGATACAGCAGCGGCAAGGTTTCACGTTCGAGATAGTGCCAACGACAATTTGCTAATCGGAACTCGTGGCGGGAATATGAATCTGCATTCCGTCACAGACGCTGGTGCGTCATCTCCGTTGGATTTAGAAGCGACTGCTTTTGAGTTTAAGACAGGATTAGCTACGTTTAGCAACGGTATTTCGGTTACAACAGGCGGCGTCAAATTTCCCGCAACGCAATCTGCGAGTGCTGACGCCAACGTGTTGGACGACTATGAAGAAGGGACATTTACCCCGTCGCTTGGCGGCAATACAACTTATCACGCCCAGACGGGTGAATACACACGGGTCGGCAGACTTGTAAGTATTCGTTTAACTGTGTTTGTCAATGCAATCGGAACAGGGTCAACGTATGAGATTAGCGGGTTGCCGTTCGCCGTTGGTGGGAGTGGGGTTGGCCCAAGCATTAGCGTTGGGTATGCTACTTTAATGGCTGTATCACCTGTGTTCGTTTCTGGTTATTTATTGACAGGTTCTTCGGCGATAAAAATGGCGGGTATAAGCTCGGCGTCAGCTTCGATGACAGCGGGGCTTGGAGTTTTCGGCGACGGCACGACTATGAATGTCGCGGCGTCTTATTATGTGTAATTTTTAGAACAATGGCATTAGAAAAAAAGGAAGTAATAGGTTCGATGGAGGTCGGCGAATTGGGTGCTATCTCCGTGCGAACGGACACAGTCATCACGGATGACGGGACGGAAGTTAGTCGCGCTTTTCATCGCAAGGTAGTCTCACCCGGCGACGATGTAAGCGGCGAAGATGCGCGGGTTCAAGCGGTAGCGAATGCAGTCTGGACAAGTGAAGTCGTTGCAGCTTGGAACGCAGCGCAAGCAGAATCGGAGGTTTCAGAATGATTGAGGTAAACACTAAACCAAATCCAGAGGCGGGGCTCAATGTCTCGAAAGTAGCTATCAGCTTGAACAGCGCGGCAGAGTTCTCGATGCAATTCAATGTGGTTGGCTGGGGCAAGTTCACCAACGCAGAAGGCAACGAGGTTTGGGGTAGTACACCGCTCGTATCCACACTGCTCAAGGTGGATGGCGATGCGTGGAAGAACTGGACGCCCGATGCGGCTGCGAGCGATGCAGACTATATTGCTGGACTAGCCCTAGCTCAACTCGGTTTAGAAAAAGACGACACGGTTGTTGCTGCTGAAGC